TGGATGAGTATAATAATAACCAAGAATGAAAAACATACCTAAAAAATACATATACCAACAAGGTAAAAATAAAGGGAAGTTTATACAGAATAAAATCTTTGCTTCAGGTGACTTCAAAAGAGGAGATCAACACCCTTTTATAAAAGAATTGTTTTTTTGGTCACTAAGATGTGATGGCATTAGACAGATATGGATGATAAAAGAATTGTTTGATAAAAAACTATTAAAATCAAAAAACAAAGCTAAGAAATGGAGAATTAAAAACAAAGAAAATAGACTATCTTATATGAAAGAATACAGAGAGAAACATAAAGAGCGTATTCTTAAACAACAGAGAAAATATAAGATTAAAAACAAAGAGAAATGTGATGAGAGAAGAAAAGAATGGAGTTGTAAAAACAGATTAATAAAGAACGCAAAAAATAGAATTTATATGCAGTCTTATACCAAAACAGATAAAGCTATAGAACTCCGTAAAGAAAGAATAAAAAGATACGAACAAAACATTCCGTTTAAATTAAGAAAGAATCTATCAGGACGAGTGAGGATGGCTTTAATTCAAGGTCAAATAAGAAAAGAAACAAGCACAAGTAAACTCTTAGGTTGTAACATAGATAACTTAAAAAAACATTTAGAATCTAAGTTTCAAGATGGAATGACTTGGGATAACATGGGTAGAGGTGGTTGGCATATTGATCACATCATTCCATGCTCATTCTTTGATCTAAGTAAATTAACTCACCAAAAGATTTGTTTTAACTGGGAAAATCTTCAGCCTTTATGGGAAAAAGATAACTGCTCAAAAGGAAATAAATTACATTGGAGTATTTTGTTTACAATTCTAATTAATAACTACAGAACAACAACCAAGAATAAATCATGGACGAAGATAACGATATAGAACTAGAAGAACTCCGTTGGGAGTACAAACAGGAAATAAGACGAGACATCAGTAGACACAGAGGACTCATTGACTTTGATATAGACTACGAAGAAGAGGAAGAAGAAGATAGTGACACATAATTACGAGGACTTTGAATCGTACTTCTTCGCTGACTCTCGACAATTCTCTTTTGAAGTAGCTGAGAAGTTTGAGTTATTCTGGCAGAACAATGAGCTTGGATACGATAAGAATGGCAAGTTGATCCGTACGAATAAACCAAGGAAGAAACCTAAACCTGACTTCGATTACAGGAACAAGAACAATAAGAAATTATGGAACACTTAACTGCTTCAATGGTGGAGCTTGGCAAAGCTAGGTATAGGAACGCTAAGAAGTTACGAACACAGAACCAATTAGCTTCCGAGACTCCAGCTTATATCAAGCTTGCTGATTCGATGCACGAAGGTGTAGCTGGTGTGATACAAAAGTTCTTCGATGATTGCTCACAAGTCCACGCACCTTGTCCTGTTTGGTTACCTTTAGTTTGGGAATTAGAACCTGATGAAGTAGCTTTGTTAGCTATCAAAAGATCGTTTGATTTACTAGATGGTAACGACATGACATTCGCTTATGTTGCATTTGAATTAGCTAAGTCTATCGAGGATGAAGTACGAGTCCGTTACTTTAAGGAATATGTAGACAAGAATACTTGGAAGCTATTGCAAAGGGACAGGAAAAATGTCCGTAGTAGACAGCAGTATATGTCCAAGTTTTGGGACAGAGAAAAGAACTTACACTCTAAGGGTAGGTACGAACGCTTCACGCTGTGGACACAGACAAACAAAGGAAAGATAGGTGCTTGGTTACTGGAGATTATTCGTATGCAAACAAACCTATTCACTTTGAAGAGTACATTAACTAGGAAGGGATCAACGATAAAACAGATTGCACCTAATCCACAGCTACAAGAATGGGTCAGGCAATTCGATGAGAATAGTGAGTCACTCCGTCCGTTTTGGTTAGCTACACCTGAAGAACCTTTGAGATGGGAGAGTAATTACGGAGGTGGATACTTGAGTGATGACTTACCTGTCCTTCCCATCATGAAGAAAGCATTTGACTTGAGGAACAGAGACTTGAGTAAGCTGTATGAACCACTTAACCGACTACAAGAAGTACCTTATCGAATAAACAAGAAGGTGTACGAGATAATGCAATGGGCGTGGGAGGGAGATGTATCGATAGGTACTATGGAAAAGCGAGACTTGTTACCTGTCCTTGAACCTATTGAGAACCTCAAACAAACAGACCCTGAAGCATTCACAGCGTGGAAAAGAGAAGCAAAGTATGTACACGACTGGAACTTAGAGACTAGTGGTAGAAGGATGAGGTCACTACGGATCATGTATGTTGCAAAGTTGTATGAAAAGATGGAGAAGTTTTACTTTCCAGTACAGGTAGACTACCGAGGTAGAGTGTATAGTGTACCTTCCTTTGTCAGTCCTCAAAGCTGTGACCTAGGTAGGAGTTGCTTGGAGTTTTACCGAGGTGTACCAATTAAGTGTGAGGAAGATGCTAAGTGGTTAAAGATACACGGAGCGAATGTATGGGGGAGAAAGGGTACATTTGAGGATCGCATAGCTTGGATAGAAAACAACACAAAAGAGATTATTAGGATAGCTGAAGACCCTAGAACCTATAAGCTATGGCAAGACGCATCTGAGCCGTGGGCTTTCCTGGCTTTCTGTTTTGAATATGCAGGATATAAGAAGGAGGGATATGGATTTGTTACTCACCTACCTTGTAGGATGGATGCAAGTTGTAACGGCATTCAAATACTATCGCTGTTGTTAAAGGACGAGAAGATAGGCAAGCTAACTAACCTAGTACCTGACCTACCACCACAGGATGTATATCAACACATCGCAGATCGAGTGAACGAGAGCTTACACAAACAAAAGAGTAAGAACAGCTTGGCAGGTGACTGGTTAAAGTGGGGGATTGATAGAAGGTACACGAAAAGAATAGTAATGACTAAACCTTTTGGTATGAATGGATACACTAGTACCTTTGAGTTAGAGAGTGTGTTTTTAAAAGAGGTAAAGAATGGTAGGAGTAATCCGTTTGGAAAGAGTGAGTACTTGGAAGCTTTACTTTACCTGTCCACAATTGTTAACAAGCAAACTAATATTGTACTAGAGAACCACATCAACTTTATGAAATGGATCAAAGCACAAGTTCTTACTTGCGAGGATACTTTGAAGTGGGAGACACCATTCGGAATAGAGATTCAACAACACATTTACGAGACCGTACAGATTGGATTGTTCTCTGTGTTAGGAATGGAAAAGACTACACTTAATTATAGAAAGAACACAGATAAAGTTGATCCTAAAAGACAAGCTAAAGCAGTGGTTGCCAACTACATACACAGTATCGATGCAAGTGTAGTACATTTTTTAGCTTGCAAATCTGATTACGATGTCACAACTATACATGACTGCTTTGCTACTCAAAGCCCACACGCACCGAAGATGCACACAGATTTAAGAGAGATTTACCACGAGATATTTAATCAAGACCTCACAGGAAAGTTCAAGAGTGAGTTATTGAAACAATCAGGGAACACCGAAGTGACAGACAGCTTTGAACTTGGCACACTAGATGTGTCGGCACTAAACGACTGCACTTATATGTTCTCTTAATAATAAACACATAGAAGGAAGAGATATAATGGCGAATAAAACGAGAGAGAAACAGGAAGCATTCACTACACCAATAGGTACTGCACACTACCCTTGGGTTAACACACCGAGTACAAAGTTTGTACCAGAAGGTGAGTATAGTTGTGGTCTTATATTAACAAAGGAAGAAGGAGATGCAATCATCCTTAAATTAACACCTCTTCTTGAGGAAGCAAACGCTGAGAAAGCAAAGGAGTTAGGTAAGAAGGTAAAGACTTATGAGTTACCTTTGGAGCTGGATGGAGATACTTACAAGTTAAAGAGTAAGTTGAAACCAGTGAACGGTACAAGAAAGGACGGTACTAGTTACACTCGATCACTTGGATTGTTTGATTCAAAAGGAAACCCTTGGGATAAATCAGTTCTTGTAAGAGGTGGTTCAAAGGTACGCTTGAACTTGCGTCCGAAGGTCTGGTTTGCACCGTTGCTTGGAGTGGGTATCACATTGGAGATCATGGCTTTACAAGTTATCGAGTTAGCTGAAGGTGGAGTATCTGAACAAGCTGCTGAAAGCTTTGGTTTTACTGAAGTTGAAGGGGGTTATGTTAACGGAGGGGAAACACTTGACCAAGCACTCGATGCCGAAGACGAAGAAGAAATTAAAGCAGACTTTTAGGTCTGGATTTGAAGAGAGAATAGCATCACAGCTCAGACGGAACGGTATAAAGTATTCTTACGAATCACTAGTTATTGAGTATAAGAAACTAAGTACCTACACTCCTGACTTCATCCTCCCCAACGGAATCATTATTGAAACCAAGGGGAGGTGGGTCACGGAGGACAGGACAAAACATCTGTTAGTCAAGCAACAACATCCTGACTTAGATATTAGGTTGTTATTTCAAAATGCTTACAACAAGATTCGTAAGGGTAGTAAGACTACCTATGCAATGTGGTGTGAAAAGAAAGGAATATTATATGCACATAAACAAATACCAAAGTCATGGCTTTCACTAGTACGCATCAGCAGTGTTCAAAGTGTGGATCGAGTGACGCTCTTGGAGTCAACACAGACGGAAGCACAAAATGTTTCAGCTGTGATACATACAGTCGAGGCAGACAACAAACTATGACACAACCAACAACCAATAACGACACCTCCTTTCTCACAGGTAAAGCACAAGAGATTGCCAGGAGGAACTTAACTAAGGAGACCTGTCAGAAGTGGGGCTATCAAATAGGTACGCACAACGGAGAACCTGTACACATTGCTAACTACAAGAGTAGGAACGGAGCACTTGTCGCACAGAAACTACGATTCGCTAACAAAACTTTCTCAATCAAAGGAGAGCTGTATGGTTTATATGGACAGCACCTTTGGAGTAGTGGTGGAAGAAGAGTGGTTGTGTGTGAAGGAGAGATCGATGCACTATCTGTTAGTCAAGCTTTCGGAAACAAATGGGCTGTAGTATCTGTACCTAACGGAGCAGGTGGAGCAAAGAAGTATGTGTCACAAGCTATCGATTGGTTAGAGTCCTTTGAAAAGGTAATCTTTTGCTTTGATAACGATGACCCAGGACGAGATGGAGCAGCAAAATGTGCTGCACTACTGACTCCTGGTAAAGCGTACATTGCAGAACTACCTTTGAAGGATGCTAATGATATGTTAGTGGCAAAGCGTAGCGAGGAGTTGGTGAATTGTCTGTGGCAAGCAAGAGAGTACAGACCTGATGGGATAGTAAGTGGTGAGGAGATATGGCAAGCTGTTATAAAGGAGGACACTTCTGAATGCCAGCCTTATCCGTATGCTTCACTTAATAACATGACACACGGACTGAGGAGAGGGGAGTTGGTGACACTTTGTGCTGGATCAGGGATAGGTAAGTCCTTGTTCTGTCGTGAAGTTTGTCACCATCTTCTCAGGCTCGGTGAGACGGTAGGTTATATCGCACTGGAAGAATCAGTCAGACGAACTGCACTTGGTATCATGGGTATCCATCTGAATAAACCATTGCACTTAGAGAATGACTTGAAGGAGGAGGAGTTACGCAAAGCATTCGATGAGACGATGGGTAACAAGAACTTCTATACCTATGACCACTTCGGAAGTACGGAGAGTGATAACCTGTTAAGTAAGATCAAGTACCTGTGCAAAGGATTAGGATGTAAGTGGATATTCCTTGACCATCTATCTATTGTGGTTAGTGGTATCCAAGGAGATGATGAACGCAGGTTAATTGATAACACGATGACACAACTGAGGAGCTTAGTGGAAGAGACAGGATGTGGAATGGTGTTAGTGTCTCACCTTAGAAGACCACCGAATGGTGGAGGACATGAAGAGGGTGGAGTCACTAGGTTATCAGACCTGAGAGGTAGTCATTCGATACCACAACTCAGTGATATGGTAATAGGATTGGAGAGAAACCAACAAAAAGAAGACAATAACGAAACAAAAGTAAG